TTCTTTCTTGTCAATTTACCGCTAATGCCTAATATAAGTATAATATAAATATTATATTAGAATACTATGGAAGCGATTGAACTCCTCAAAAACAAATTTGGTGTAAGCCAAAAATATAAATATGAAGTTAAAGATGGAGAAGAAACAATATTAGAAATTTATTGGCATCCTTTAACTATTGCTGAAAGAGAATCAATACTTGCAAAATCCAAAGGAGATGATGGTAACGAGTTTGCTTTAAATCTTATGATTGAAAAAGCATTAGATAAAGATGGTAAAAGACTATTTCAAGAAGGTCATAAGGCTTCTTTACGAAGAGAAATAAATGCTGGAGTTTTACAAGATATACAGATGGCAATGATGACATCAGGAGAAGAATTAAAAGTGGAGGAAGCGAAAGCAGCGTTAAAAAGCTAATAAAGATTGGTATTTAATGTTTTTTCTAGCTAAAGAGCTAGGAATGACAATAAAACAACTTACAGAAAATTTAACTAGGGAAGAATTAATAGCTTGGGCAGCTTTTTTTGAGTTAAAACACGAAGAAGAAGAGAAATATAAAGAACAAGTGCAAAAAAAACAAGCCATGAAACCCAGAAGGCGGTAATATAGAAGTAATTTATTGGGTCGAGTAAATGGCAGCAGAGTACGGAATTAATATTAATGTCAGGACTCAAACTCAGCAATTAAAAAATCTACAGTTACAACTTAAAGCTGTAGATAATCTAGCCAAATCAATCAAGGCACAACAGATTGCTCCCGAACTTAAGGGAGGTTCTCCAGAATTACTTAGGAAATTTAAAGATAGAATTGCACAAATAAGAAATGAAGTAATTGTTACTAATAATGCGTTTGTAAATAATACAAAACAAATTAATAATAATGCTGGTCAAATAAGAGGATTTTCTCAGGCATTACGGGATGCCAGAGCAAATGTAAAATTATTTAGTGGAGAATATAATGTTTTAACTCAAGGTATTCAAAAGGCAGATTTTACTGCAAGATTTAAAGAAATAAAACAATTTAGCAGAATTGCAGCGAATCAGGCAGCTAATTTAGGTGGTGCTATTCCAATGGCAAGAGGTACTACTTTTGATGATTTAATGGCATTTACGCCAACAAATACTAGAGAAGCTGTAAATGAATATATAGGTTTTTTAAGAACTCTTGAAGCAAGATTAGATAGAACAGGCGATAGATTTAAACAGGTTACCGCAAGAATAAAAGAAATGGAGACTCAACTCCGTTCTCCAGTAATACAAGATACAGCTAATCAAACTTCAAGACCTGCTGGTCCTAGACAGGCAATGGCAGGAGAAAACTTTTTTAACAGAACTCTTGGACAAAATAGACAATTTCAAGAGGGTGGTTTATTTTTTGAACCTGGTGGATTTGCTAGTAGAAGAAGAAATGCTCTTAGTAGTGGTCTAATTGGTGGAGGTTTTCCTCTGTTATTTGGTCAAGGAGTTGGAGCATCAATTGGTGGTGGTGTTGGAGGTATAGCTGGTGGTGCTTTAGGTGGTGGATTAGGATTTGGTCTTTCTATTGTTGGTACTCAAGTAGGTAAACAACTTGATGTTTTAGTAGCATCAGCAAAAAAAGCTGGCGATGCTTTAGCTGATTTTAATAAAGACACAACTACTTTAATAGCATCACTAGGTTTAACTAATTCTGCTTTTAGTCAAAGAATACAATTATTGGAACAAGCTGAAGGAAAAGAAGCTGCCTTTAATGTTGTTCTTGCTCGTACTACAGCAATAGTTGGTCAGGGTGGTGTTGATGCATTAAAAGAATTTGGTGATCAAACAAGACAAATAACACAAGGATTCAGTCAGTTTTTCTTGATAGTACAAGCTGGTCTAGCAAGAATAATATCTTTTTCAAGAATATTGAAAGGATTAGGAGATGGATTACAAAATCTTACTGTAGGAGAAAGATTAAGAAAATCATCAAGTCCACAATTACAAGGCATAGGTAATCGAATAGCAGAGTTAGAAGGTAAAACTGGTAGATTGACAGGACAAGAAAGAGTAGAGCTTAGAGGATTAAAAGCGGAAGGTATAACAGGATTAACAGAATTTGATAAAACAGAAACAAACAGATTAGGTTTTGATGCAATTTCAAAAAGTATGAGAGAAGAAATTGAATTAACAAATGCAAATACATTTGCTAAAAGACAAAAAATAAAAGCAGATAGACAAGTAAATGATTTAGCAAAAGAATTCCAAGAACTTACAAAACAAACATTAAATCCAGATCAATTACAATTACTTAGAGATTATGTTCAAGCTACAAATGAATTAGCTTTAGGTTCAAGACTTGTAAATGATGAATTAGTAAGACTTGATGAAGAATTTATAAAATTAAATGATAGTGGTTTTCAAATAGTTGAATTATCAAAAACAATTGGTTCATCTTTTTCAGAATCATTTAAAGGAATCATCAATGGAACAATGAGTGTTCAGGATGCATTTAGAAATATGTTTAGTCGAATAGCAGATCATTTCTTGGATATGGCTGCACAAATGATGGCTAATCAATTACAACGAAGTATTTTAGGAATGTTTGGTGGTTCAATATTTGGTGGAGGATTTAATGGATTAAGTCTTTTAGACGGAATGGCTAATCCCTTTTCTGGTCCAGCTAGTACAGTAAGTCCGTTTCTTGGGTTTGCAAATGGAGGTAGACCTCCCGTTGGTAAACCTTCAATTGTAGGAGAACGTGGTCCAGAATTATTTACTCCAGGTGTTTCTGGAACTATTACACCTAACGAAATGCTTGGTGGTTCAACCAATATTGTAGTAAACGTAGATGCTTCTGGTTCTTCTGTTGAAGGTGATGAAGATGAAGGTAGAGCTTTAGGTGTTGCATTATCAGCAGCTATAGAGACAGAATTGATTAAACAGAAAAGACCTGGAGGTTTACTTGCATAATGGCTACTTTTCCATCAATCACACCAACATACGGACAACAAAAAAGATCCGCACCAAATACTCGTACTGTTCGTTTTGCTGATGGCTATGAACATAGAATATTATTTGGACTTGCTGCTCATCAAAATCCTAAAACTTATAACCTTACTTTCAATGTGTCAGAAACAGACGCAGATACGATAGAAGGCTTCCTTGATAGTCGTGCCAATGATAGTGCCAGTTTTACTTTTACTCCACCAGGAGAAGGGTTTACAAAGACAGGAACTTATTCTCAGTCAGGTACTACAGTAACAATTACAATTTCAAGTCATGGTGTGGCTGTAGGAGATGAACTTACTATTGATTACACTTCTGGATCGGCAACTGATGGTACTTTCCTTGTCGCTTCGGTAACTGATTCAAACGTCTTTACTGTTACTGCTGCTGCTAGTGCTACTAACAGTGGAAATGTTTCAATTACTTTATCGGGTGCTGGACAATATGTTTGCGAGACTTGGAATAAATCTATACCATATAACAATAGAGCAACAGTACAAGCAACATTTAGAGAGGTGTTTGAACCATGAGCAGTTCTGCTATTGTCAGTAATCTTCAAAATACAAACCCATCGGCAATAATAGAACTTTTTACTTTAGCTTTAGATAATAGTTTGCATGGTGCTACTACTATTTACAGATTTCATGCAGGTAGTAGTCTTAAAGATAACGGAAAAATAGTATGGGCAGGTAATGAATATCTTAGATTTCCAATACAAGCAGAAGGTTTTGCTTTTAGAAAAGGGCAGTTACCTAGACCGACATTAACTGTTAGTAACGCACTAGGAACTATTACAGCTATTTTATTAAATGTAAATAGCACAACTACAGGAAATGATTTAACAGGTGCAACTGTTACTAGAATTAGAACTCTTGCAAGATTCTTAGATGCTGTTAATTTTCCTGGAGACATAAATCCTTATGGAACACCAGATAATACCGCAGAGTTTCCGCAGGAAATATATAAAATTGATAGAAAATCAGCAGAAAATAGAGAAGTTGTTCAATTTGAATTAGCATCTGTTTTTGATCTTGCTGGTATTCGTGCTCCTAATAGACAATGCACTAGAACAGAATTTCCTTCTATTGGTACGGCTATAGGATGAATTGGAAAGACGCTGCTCTTAATCATGCTGAGATAGAAGATCCAAAAGAATCTGTTGGTCTTTTGTTAAATATTCGAGGTAAAGAAAGATATTATCCTTGTCGCAACCTTTCTATGTCAGCATATTCATGTTTTATTTTAGATCCAGAGGATTATGTAAAAGCAGATAATTTAGGAGACATAACAGCCATTATCCATAGTCATCCAACAACACCTCCAGAAGCTAGTCAGGCAGATAAAGTAGCGTGTGAACAAAGTGGACTTCCGTGGCATATTGTTAATCCTAAAACAAAGAAATGGGGATATTACGAACCACAAGGGTATGAAGCACCTTTACTTGGTAGACAATGGGTATGGGGTATTACAGACTGTTGGAGTTTAGTAAGAGATTATTATAAACAAGAAAAAGGTATAACTCTAAAAGATTACGAAAGAACTATTACTCCAGAAGAATTTATGAAAGACCCTTTGTTTGAAAGTTATGCGTGGCGAACAGGATTTAGAGAACTTAGACGAGATGAAAAATTACAAGCTGGAGATGTTTTATTGATGAGTATTTTAGATTCAACTTTAAATCATGTAGCTATTTTTCTTGGAGATGAAGTATTACATCATTTAACCGATAGACTATCTTGTAGAGAACCATATTCTCCGTGGTTATTAAAATGTACTGGAAAGAGGTATCGTTATGCTTCGTAAAATAAAATTATACGGAGAACTTGCGAAGTTCGTAGGGCATAAAGAATTTGAGGTAAAAGTACATAGCTTATCTCATGCTGTTAGTTTTTTGATTAATAATTTTCAAGGTATTGAAAAATATATGAGTCCTAAACATTATCAAGTAAAAGTTGGTGATTATGCAGTAGATGAATCAGAACTATCTCATCCCATTGGACAAGAAGATATACATTTTATTCCTGTTATTACTGGTGCTGGTAGAGGTATAGGAAAAATATTATTAGGTGCTGCTTTGATTGGTCTAGCATTTTTTGTTCCAGCTAGTTTAGGTGGTGGATTGAAATTAAGTGCAGGGATAAAAACAGGTTTTGGATTTGCAAACGCAGGATTTTTAGCAAAAAGTTTAGTTTATGTAGGTGCTTCTTTAGCTTTATCAGGTGTATCAGATTTATTATTTCCTTTGCCTAAACTTGAGAAGTTTGAATCAGAAGAAGATCCCAGATTATCATTCAGTTTTAATGGGATTCAACAGACAAGTAGGGCTGGTACTCCTGTTCCTATAGTTTATGGAGAAATATTCACTGGATCGGTTGTAATCAGTGCCTCCGTAGATACTGAGCAGGTACAGGCATGACTGATATTAAACGTATTATTAGAGGTTCAAAAGGTGGAAATCCATCACCTCCAAAGCCTACTAGAGATCCCGATACACTTCATAGTAGACAGTACGCTACTTTTTTAGACTTAATATCAGAGGGAGAAATCGAAGGTTTTGCTACTGCTTCCAAAGAAGGAAGAACAAAAGGTACAGATGCCTACAATAATGCAGCACTTAAAGATGTATTTTTAAATGACACTCCTGTCATAACAGCTTCAGCAGATTCTACTGATATTCAAGATACGGATAGGAACTTTCAGAATGTTACTTTTACCCCTCGTTTTGGAGTTGATAGTCAAACTGCTATACCAAATATAGATAGTAGTGTATCGACAACTAGCGTTGGTGTCGAAGTAACAAAAGCTACCCCTGTTACTCGGCAAATAACTAATACAAATGTTGATAAAGTACGAGTATCAATTACTTTTCCTCAATTACAGAAAGCAACTGATGATGGCGATTTATTAGGAACAGAAGTTCAGTTTAAAATATCTGTTCAATATAATTCTGGTGGCTTTACAGATGTAATTACACCTGATAATGGTGGAAAAGTATCAGGAAGAAGTGGAGATGCGTACCAAAGAGATTACGGAATACAACTTACAGGTGCATTTCCTGTAGATATAAGAGTTAGCAGAGTTACAGATGATGCTACAGATACTAATGTTCAAGATACTTTCCAGTGGACAAGTTTTGGAGAAATAATTGAAGAATCTCGTACTTATAACAACAGTGCTTATACTGCTTTACGTCTGGATTCAATGCAATTCAGTTCGATTCCAGATAGAAAATTTAGAATTAGAGGAATAAAAGTAAGAGTTCCTGGAGCAGGTGCATCTAGTTCTGGTACTCCAACTGTTGTTACAAATCAGGCTGAAGCAACTGCGTTAGGACTTGGGACTCTTAGTAGTTTTGGTTTTATCCATTATCCAGATGGCTATATATTTAATGGAGTAATGGGAGCAGCGACTTGGTGTTCTGATCCTGCAATGATATTGCTTGATCTTTTGACTACAAGTAGATATGGATTTGGAGATCATATAACAGACACTTCTCTTGATCTTTTTAGTTTTGTAAACGCAAGTAAATTTGCAAGCACATTAGTTGATGATGGTGCTGGAGCACTTGAGCCTAGATTTAGCTGCAATGTAAATATTCAAACATCTAAAGAAGCATTTGAACTAATAAATGAATTAGCTGGTGTTATGAGATGTATGCCTATATGGTCGGCTGGTTCTATAACAATTACTCAAGATAAACCTAGAGATGCAAGTTATTTATTTAATTTATCTAATGTTAGTGAAGAAGGTTTTAATTATTCTGGTAGCAGTTTAAAAACAAGACATAGTGTTGTTTCTGTCTCATATTTTAATATGGACAGTCAAGAAGTAGATTTTGAAGTTCATGAAGATACGGCTCTTATAGCAAAAATAGGTACAGTTGTTAAAAAAGTAAAAGCATTTGGTTGTACAAGTCGTAATCAAGCAAAAAGATTAGCAAAAGCTATTGTATTTGCTGAAAATAATGAGTCAGAAGTCGTTGCTTTTGCAACTTCTATTGATTCTGGTGCGGTAGTAAGACCTGGTGCGATTATTGAAATTCAAGATCCAGTAAGAGCAGGAGTAAGAAGAGGTGGCAGACTTAAAAGTGTTACTTCTACAACTGTTGTTACTGTTGATGATACTGCTGCGACTGATCTTGCTTTAGATGCAAGTGGTAGTCCTGTTGGAGATGCCAAAATATCTATAATTATGCCAGATGGAACACTAGAAGTTGGTACTATTTCTGCTGTGTCAGGAGGTACTATTACTGTAAATAGTGTTGTAAAAAACAACACTGACGGAACTCAAACTACTCAATCAACATTTAGCTCTGCTCCAAATGTAAATGCTAATTTCCTTATATCAAACGTAACTATAAAGTCTCAATTATTTAGAGTAATAACAGTAGAAGAACAAGATGGAATAAATTATGCAATTACAGCTTTATCTTATGTTGAAGGTAAGTACGCATTTATTGAAGATGGTGAAGCATTACCAGCTAGAACTGTATCAAAATTAAATGAGCTTACTCCACCTCCTGATGCTGTAAATGCTGTTGAAAGAATATTTCCTATTAATAATCAAGCTATATCTAAAATTGTTATTAGTTGGCAGCCTATAGTTGGTGTTACTGAATATCAAGTTAATTATAAATTTGGTAATGACAATTTTATAAGTGAAAAGGTATCAAGACCTGATTTTGAAATAATGAACAGTAGAAAAGGAACTTATACCATCCAAGTCTTGTCATATAATGTTCAAAATAGATTATCAGCAACTTCAACAAATATTACGTTTGAAGCGGTAGGAAAAACTGCACTACCACAGAATGTCTCTAATTTACTTGTAGAACCAGTATCAGATCAATTTATAAGACTACGTTTTGATAAAGCTACAGATATTGATGTTACGCATGGTGGAAACGTAGTTGTTAGACACAGTAATATTAGCGATGGAACGGCTACATTTACAAACTCTACTGACGCTATCCCTGCATTGCCAGGATCGGTCAGCGAAACGCTTGTGCCAGCAGTTAATGGAGAGTATATTCTTAAGTTCAGAGATGATGGTGGCAGATTAAGTCCTGGAGAAACTTCAGTTATAGTTAATACTCCAGATCCATTTCCTAAGTTAACTGTATTCACAGATAGAGAAGATACTGACGCAACACCTTTTGCAGGTGCAAAAGTTGATTGCTTTTTTAGTGATGATGTAAATGGACTTGTTCTTGGGTCGTTAGAAACTTTAGATTCTGTTACAGATTTTGATGCTATTGCTGACTTTGATTTTTTAGGTGCTGTTGATATTACTGGTGGTCATTATGATTTTGCTTCTAAATTAGATTTAGGTGGTAAACAACCATTGAGATTAACGAGACATCTTGTAAGCCAAGGTTTTTATCCAAATGACTTAGTAGATAAACGAACTGCAAATATAGATACTTGGACAGATTTTGATGGTGCTACTGCTTTTGATGTAAACGCAAAACTATTAGTGGCAACAACTGACAGCGATCCAGCTACATCTGATAATGCTGTCTACACACAATCTGGAACAACAATAACAGTAACAAAGACTAGCCACGGATTTGCTGTTGGTACTTTTGTTGATATTGATTTTACAAGTGGTGGTGCAACTGACGGGTATTTTGAAGTTCAATCAGTGCCGACTGATAGTACATTTACTGTTACAGCATCATCTAGTGCAACAATATCGAGCAGTAATTGTACTCTTGGAGCAGGATTTACTAGATTCAGTACTTTTGTTAATGGAACATTTATTGGCAGAGGATTTAGGTTCAGATGTGAAATGGATTCAGACGATCCAGCGCAATCCATTGAAATAGATCAACTGGGTTATAATGCACAACTTGAAAGTAGAACTGAAACAAGTCTTGGTAATACGGGAGCTACGGGTGGCTTGATTGCATCTGGAACGTCTACAAAGTCTGTTACTTTTACCAATAGTTTCTTTATAGGTCAAGCTAGTACAGATGTTGCAGCAGATAGTGTAAAACCCTCTGTTGGTATTACTATTGAAAATGCCCAAGCTGGTGATTTTTTTACAATTCCAAGTATTACATCAACAGGTTTTACTATTAATGTAAAAAATAGAGATACATCTGGAAATGAGACTTTTGTTAATAGAGATTTCAAATATGCTGCTACTGGATTTGGACGTGGTAGTTAGAGTTGAATTGAGATATACTTAAATAAAAATGGACTAAGCGATGTCTCAAGTACCTAATACCAGCCCTAGTAATGCAGATTATGATGTAGAAAATTCTACAGGAGCTAACGTCCGTGGAGATTTAAATAATATATTAGATGCGATATTAACAATGAATAGTGGTGCTGCCGAGCCAGCATATAGAAAAGCATATACATTTTGGGCAGATACAGGAAATAATTTATTAAAAATGCGTAATTCAGCTAATGATGGCTGGATTGATTTAAGAACACTTACTGGTGGTATAACTTCAACTGCTGATGCAACAATAAATTCTGTAAATATAGGTAAAGGAGCAAACTCTGTTGCTGGTAACACTGTTCTTGGAGAAAGTGCTTTAGATGCTTCTGTAAGTGGTGGAAATAATACTGCGATTGGTAAGGATGCTTTAACTACTCTTACTTCTGGAACAAGAAACTCTTCTGTGGGTGGTTCATCTTTACAAAATTTGACTACAGGAGATTTAAACACTTGTGTTGGATATACTGCTGGTCAAGATTTAACAACTGGAACTGGTAATACTTGTATAGGAAGTCAAGCTGGATTAAATTTAACAACATCTAGTAATAATGTTGCTATTGGACGAAACAGCTTAATTACTGCAACAGATTCATCTTCAGATAACACAGCGATAGGTTATCAATCTTTACAGTTAAATACTTCAGGAGACAACAACACAGGCGTTGGTTCGTCTGCTTTAGCAGCAAACACAACTGGAGCAACAAATACAGCAGTTGGATATCAAGCAATGGTGTCCAATACAACTGGATCAAGAAACACAGCCGTAGGAAACATAGCTTTAGATGCAAATTCTACTGGTAGTAATAATGTTGCAGTAGGTGAAGGATCTTTAACAGGAAATACAACTGCTAATGATAATACAGCTTTTGGTTATTATGCGTTGGAAGCTAATACAACAGGTGCTAACAACACTGCTGTAGGTTCTCGTGCTTTAGATGCGAATACAACCGCTTCTAATAATACTGCGGTTGGTAGGCAAGCTTTAGGAGCAAACACAACTGGAGCAGATAACGTAGCGGTTGGTGCTTTCGCTTTAGATGCAAACACAACTGCTGATGGTAATACAGCAATGGGTAAAGCATCTTTATCAAACAATACTACAGGATCAGGTAATACTGGATATGGTAAAGATTCTCTGGTAAATAACACAACAGGAGTAAATAGCACTGCTGTAGGTCAAGCTGCTTTAAGTTCCGCTACAACTGGAAATGGTAATACAGCCGTAGGTTGGGCTTCTTTATACAGTACTACTACAGGAGATCAAAATACTGCTGTAGGAAGAGAGGCTTTATACTTAAATACGCAAGCTAATAATACTGCTGTTGGTTGGAGATCATTATATGTAAACACAACTGGATCTAGTAATACCGCTGTTGGCTCTGGGGCTTTACAAGCAAACACTACAGGAGCAGCAAACACATCTGTAGGTAAAGATAATCTTTTTTCAAATACAACTGGTGGTAACAATACAGCAGTGGGTTATGCGGCATTAGGTGGTTGCACAACTGGCAGTGGAAACACTGCGGTTGGTCAAAATGCTTTGGATCATTCGACTACCGCTAGTAACAATACATGTATTGGACTTGAAGCTGGTACTTCACTGACAACAGGAGATAATTCAGCAACATTAGGAAGATATGCTCTAAGAACTTGCACTACAGGGTCAGGTAACGTAGCAATTGGTCTTAATGCCTTAGAACTTACTTCAACTGGATCTAATAATGTGGCTGTAGGAACACAAGCAATGGAATCAAATACTACAGCTAGTAATAATACGGCATTAGGATACCAAGCTCTGCAAAAGAATACAACTGGTACAAGTAATGTAGCCGTAGGTTTACAGGCTTTAGTAAACTGCACTACTGCTGAACAAAATGTGGCAGTGGGAAGAAACGCACTAAGTACACAAACAACTGGTAATTGCAATACTGCTATAGGACATGAAGCCTTATTTAGTTCTACAACTGGAAGAAACAATGTTGCAGTTGGTCGATTTGCTTCAATATCACAGACAACTGGTATCGAAAATGTTGCCGTGGGTATGCATGCTCTAGACACTGCAACAACCGCTAGTGAAAATACAGCCGTTGGATATGATGCTCTTACTGCTATCACTACAGGAGGTGCAAATACAGCCATAGGAGAAAAAGCTGGTTATCAGCAAGTAGGTGGAGGAGCTAATGTTTATCTTGGTATTCAAGCTGGAAGAAATCATACAGGAGGTAGTAACTGTATCTTTATTGGAAACGACCCAATACCTTCTAGTGCAACTGTTGATAATGAAATTGTATTAGGAAATAGTAGTACAGCTGCATTAAGATGCCAACAGCAATCAATAAGTGCTTTATCTGATGAAAGAGACAAAACAGATATTATAGATTCAATTTATGGTTTAGATGTCATAAATTCTTTAAAAACAAGACAGTTTAAATGGGCGATTCGTGAAGATGCAAATGCAAAGATACCTGTAAGTGCAAATAATGGAAAAACAGAATTAGGTTTTATAGCACAAGAATTAAATACATCACTTGGAGATAAAAATGACATTATTAAAATTGTAGATAATAGCAATACAGATAAATTAACTGCTGCTTATGGCAGATTAATACCTGTTCTTGTAAAAGCAGTACAAGAGTTATCCGTAAAAGTCACAGCCCTCGAAGCAGGGTAAACTGTAAACAACTACTTTTTTATCATGGAAGAAAAAACTGCTGATGAAATCGCTAAGATTTTTTCTGCTGCTGGCGATAGCGTAACTGTAATTAATACAGATGCAAGTTATTCAGCTTATACAACAAGAACATCATCTGCTGATACTGAAGCAGAATGGAAAGAAATGATTCAGAGAAATACTGAACATCTTGAAATTATCAAAGCTTACACAAAAAATGATGGTACGACTTCTATCTGGACATCAGAAAGTTTTACAGCCATTGATGCTGCTATAACTACAGGTAAAGCTATTTATTCTTAAATTATGAACCTACAAGAAAAACTGCAACAACTTGCACAAGAAAGGCAAAATTTACAAGTTGCCATGATTGAAATTACTGGTGCAATGAAGATTTTGGAACAGCAGATTCTTGAAGCTGAACCCGAAGCAGTGCAGCCATCAG